TCCCACCCCGCCTTGCGCTTGTTGTCAGCCCGCCGCCACATGCACTTATGAATCGCCATAGTCTCACCGATAGAAGGTCCGCCATCCCGGATAAAGATCGCGGGATCAGCCACGCCATAGCGAATCCGCTCACCCTTTTCGCGTTCGACAATCCCCTGCGCGACGAGGTCAGCGGTCATTTTCAGACCCTTGTTCGGGCCGGTCGAGCCATACCACTCGCGGAACTTCACCAGCGCGCCTTTCGGCAGCACCCGTTCGCCAAGTCGGTACTCCTTGTCCAGAATCGCGTACCAACCCACGCTAAAGGGCTTCGCCGACCCCCAGTCAAACCCACGGAAGTATGACATTCCAGGGTTTCGCAAGGCCAGGAACCCTTCCGTAGGCAGTACATGAACGAACTCGTCCCACTCGTCGAAGAAAGCTCCATCGACAATATCCCAGTTCCCTTCAAGCCACGCCTTGACCAGCGCCTCTGACCCGGACTGGCGGAGCCGGAGGATGTAAGTCGGGTCATTCCGCATGAGGAGCTGGTTATCACCGATCTTCGAGGGGATGAAGACGCGGTCGAGACTGACCATTCGCTTTTCACCATCCAGCTCAATCTCACATTCTTCCGTCAGGAGCTTGTAACCTCGCGGGGCGGGGTCGATGTAACGCTTCTTGACCCAGTTATGACCAGCCCCGCCAGGGTTGCCGGTAAGGCGCATCCCCACAGGAACGCCAGAGCCAGAACGCAGCGTTGCGCGGAGTTTATCAATCGGAGTTGGCGACGGAAAGTTAGTAACCTCCTCCACATAAACTCGTGTGTAGTTGTGCCCCTGATACTCCTCGGCATCGGAGTCCCTTTCGAGATAGGCGAACTTGAGGCGGGCGCCGTTCGCCATTGTCCAAGTTTTCTGCTGCTCGTTATACTTCGCCCCGAGCTTCGGGAAAATCTGCTTTGTCCGGGCCACGACTTCTGCGAGCTGGACGAGTTTCCGCCGGAAGAAAATCCCGATCGCGTGCTCGCCATAGAGGGAGGAGTGCTGAAGCCAGTCCCCGATGGAGGACTCAGTTTTCCCACCTCCCCGCGCACCGCCGTAGAATACCTCGAAAACGGGGCATTCAAGAAGGGCGGTTTGCGGGCCCGGTTGGGGCTGCCAGATAACTACCTTCTCAGACGGTAGCGTCACTGCTCTGCCCTTCCCACCACTCGGCGATAGTGGATACGTCGAGGGAACCTTCGATTCGCTTCTGTTTGATGTAGTCGAGGAGCGATTGCCAGTCGGACGTCACCCAAGTCAACGAATCCGCCGCCGCGTCAAACTTATGTCCGTAGAAAATGACAGTCCCGCCACTGGAGATTGCGGTATCAACCGCGGCTTTCGCCTGCACCAGTGACATTGTGTTGTTGAGCGGGTAGCTGGTGAGGGCGAGCGGGTCGCCGACGGTGCGAAGAGTTGGAGAAGCTCCGCCGGCAAGTCTTGCAGTCTCCACACCGACGGCTGTGAGGGCGGTTTCCGTCGCCTGCCAGTCCGTGCCGTAGCCAATCTGACCTTCCGGGTAGGCCGCGTGCTTGGTATCAATCCCCAGTGCCGCCAGAGCCGCTGCGTCCCTCGCGATGAGGGCGGTATTCGTGTCCCAGCGTGCCACGCCATGCAAGCCAAGATAATCCCCTGCGGCAAGCATGGTAGCGGCCTGTGCTGAGGTGATATAGTTAGCTGTGTTGAGCAGACTGGCGATGAGGTAATGCGTGAGGGGAAGTCCTCGTTTCTGTGCTTCCGCGTGCCCGATGGTATAGCTCGAAGCCCAGCCGTCATCCATCGTGAGGATCACTGTAGGGCGCCCACCGCCGGTGAAGGCTCCTGCCAGCTCCCAGTCATGAATCTCTGCTGCCCCGGAGTCAATACGCACCCGCCAAGAGAGGATATCATTCGCCCAGCTCGGGGAACCATCAAGCGTTGACCAGCCGGCCTTCGGAATCCAGTAGGGTTGAAGACTTACAGCATTAGAATTTACCGGGTTTGCATAGGAGAAGCGGCCAGACCCTGACGCCAGGTTTGCGAGGTGGGAAGCATATAGCGTTATTCCGATTTGCACAGCAGTCTGGCGGTAGTTCGTATCCAACATAAGCCAAAACCCATTGAGGGTGTTGAGGTTGAAGACTGAGTTCTTCGTCACCGACGCATTCTGACCTGCTACCGCCGTTGTGGTGAAGCGCAGGGCCGTGGTACTGAAGGGCCCCCGACCGTCGGTTACTTCCGCAATCGTCGGACTTCCCGTAGTGGTATAGGACCAGTCGGAGAACTTGTTAAACTTCTCGAAGACCCGGTTGAGAGGGTTCAGTTGCGAAAGATCCCACGACCGCATCCAGGAGACAATCTCCTTGCCGCGCCGGTTGTAATCTTTCCCGTTATGGTGAATCACGTCAGTAGTCATTATCCTACTCCTTTAAGATTAATCTGCATTTCCAAGCCAGCCAAACCATGAGGCTGTAATTGTTGCCGCCTTATCCACACCTTCTCTCCGCGGCGCATCTTAGGTCCTTAGACCGCGAGTGGAACTGCCGTAACAACCCCAGGGGTGTGAGCTTGTGCCCACTCCTGCGCACAAGCCGATTTCCCAGGGAGAGCCACCACGAAGTTCTGCTGGACGTTGAGATTCTGCTGCCGCGCGCCGTAGCCAAGGGCTTTGGAGGTCACTTCGAGTGCTTTGAGCGCGGTGTCGGGGTTCTGGGTCACGGCGAGCTTGTCCAGGACAACGTCCAGGGACTTTGAGGCGAGTGCCCGTAGTTTCTCGTCAATCGACAAGACCAACTGCGGGTCCACGACCTCAGTTTTCCGCGCCGCGAGCCGGGCCTGGAAGGCGTCCGAGTTCATCACCCGCGACAGCCAGCCCTGCGTATAGCCGAAGGCTTTTGCCAGCTCCCCTTGCGAGATCGCTGGGTTCGCGATAATCATGTCAATCAGCGCATCGTGAGTGTAGCTCACCCGCTGGATTGCTCCGGCTGCGCTGTCAGTTCCCATCAGTGGCGTGCTCATGTCAGTCCCCTTTGCGTGTGCGGAGATCAGTTAATCATGTGAGGGATTGTAGGCTGTGCCGCGCGCGTTGTCAAGCATGAGTCGGCGGAAACCTGGGGGGTAGCGGCTACCCCGACTCCCCAAAACCCCCATGAGTTACGGGCGAGTAATACGCGGGAGAAACCAACTCAGGCCTAGCGTGTAGCGAACCTGGGGAAAGGGAAAGTGCCCCACGCGCGTGGAGTGGTAATGCGGCTAAACCACCGCCCTGCGGACCCCCCGGCTCCGGGTAAGCACCCCCCCCATGCCATCCGGCGACCGGCTGCAGGCATGAAAGTTGCTAGGCAGGACGCTACCGCGTCAGGCATGGAATATGCTAGGGTGCGGGCGGTTGCGCCATTGCAGGGTATAGCGGCTGGCTATCGGGTAGGCGGCAACGATAGGAATAAATTTTTTCGTCAGGCTATTGACAAACGCGGCTGATGCGCCTATTATTCGGATCGTGCAATGTCGCACACAATCACAATGAGGATTGCATCATGACGAACGATACCAAGCGTAACGCAACCATTTCCGCCACCATTGTTATGAATGCCGAAGGGCGTCCGGGAGGATTGGCGTTGCAATTTGCCAATGGGGAGATATTGGCGTTGACGGCTACTCAACTCTCTAATGAGGTTTTAGAGTACGCTGTATGGCACGGGCTGAAGCAAAAGCTAGTCGATGCAGCCGCGATTAGCCGGAATCCTGAAACCGGGCGGGCCGCATCGGTGGAGGACAAGTATCAGGCAGTGAAAACCGTGTTTGACAGGCTGCTTGGCGGGCAATGGAATGCCACGCGGGAAGGCGGAGGCAATGCTGGCGGATTGTTGATGCAGGCACTGGTACGCATGTATACCGGGCGGAAGACCGTCGAGGACATTAAGGTATTTTTGGCCGAGAAGTCTGACGCGGAAAAAACCGCGCTGCGCAAAAATCCGCGTGTGGCCCAAATCATCGAGGACATTCGCGCCGAGCAGGGGAAAACCGCGAACATCGACACGGATGAATTGCTGGGAGAACTCGAATGAAACGCCGCTGCCCACACTGCCGTCGTGCTATACCGTTTGGGGCCCGTGCAGGATATTGCCCATATTGCAATAAACTAATTCCACGAGGCTAATCCCACCGCCACCAAGCCCACGCGTGGAAACACCGTGGGTTTTTCTTCGTCTATCGTTTGCCGGTCGAGTGCTGGTCGCGGGCAATCCACGGCAACGGGGCACAATCGCCCCACAATCGATGGTCGGGGGCATGGGATAGGGTAGGATAGCCGGCACGCCCGAAACCCACCAAACGCCCGTTAAACGCGAATACGGGGCATGTGGATAAATCCCATAGTTATCCACAGGTTATCCACAGCCACCATCCGACTGCCGCCATGCGTAGGGGCGCGGCAGACCGCCATCCGAAACCCCGGTGCATTACCCGCTAGTAATCCACCGGCGAAACCATCCTCCTGCTGTTTCCTCTGAGTTTCCAGCCATTTCCCCGCAAGTTTCCTGCGCGTTTCCAGCCATTTTCCGGTGTTTTCCGTTGTACGGACTCCCCACCCCTACTTGTGTCCAGACCGAGTTTCTCCGTTGTAACATTTTTTTTTTTATAAAATGGGGTCAATAGGCTTGCAAGTAGGGGTGGGGAGTTGCTACAACGGCGAACCCCGAAAACACGCCCGATAATCGCAAGCAAACCGCTGATAACACGCTGTCAAAAAGGATTACGGGGGAATCGTGGATAACTTGCGCGAAAGGGCTTGATTACTTCCCGGGAATTGGTTACGGTGGATAGGGTAGCAGATCGAGTACAGGTTTCCCCCGACCCACTTTTAACACTTCGCAACCCACAACAACCTGCCAAGGAGTCCTGCAATGTCATACAACTTTTCCGAAGACCAGATAATGATGCACAAGATCTGGCGCAAGGCTTTCCGCGAGGGGCAAATCACCCTCAAAATGCCTTCCCACAGCGACGCGGTTAAGCTACGCTTTGGCCTGTATAATGCAATTCGTCCGATCAGACAGGGCAAGGCAGTTGATGCCGAACTCCTGCAAGCCGCGACGGAATGTTCAATCAATCTTGACGGGACAACGCTGACGATCCAGCTCAAATCGAAAACCGCTATGATGCAGGCAGTTGTTGCCGCCCTCGGGGAGGAGGCTTTCACCCCTGTACAGACTCCGGTTTCCGCCGAAGAGGCTGAGATCATGGAATCACAGCGCCGGATGCTGGAAAAACTCACGCAAAGCGGGGAAGAGGGTCGTCCTGTCATCAATGACCCTTACAACACACGCGATAGAGGGTAAATTATGTCTTACTGGAACCCAAACCGCAGTCCAGATGTTTTCCCGGCGCGCTGGCATGAGATACTCAAGGAACGTCCGGGACTGTTTTTGGTGGAAATGTCAGACGATCCAGCGTTTATCAAACGTTCGGCGCTTAAATTCAATGCACTTAAAGCTTGCCTGCGAAACCACCCACTCCATGCGACGACAGGTTACTTAAAACACAGAAACTATCGCTTGTCGAGGGAATCTCACGGCAGCAAACACTCTCTATGGGTGACGATTACCTGGGCTGACGAGTATATCAAGTCCGTTGAACAAGCACTTTACGATGCAATGTAGTTTTTTACAAAGAACATGCGAAAAAGTATTGACATGCTGGAGGCCTCCTGCTAACGTTCATCCATCGACGGCAAACGCGGGCATACCGGCAAGCACCCGCCGCCATCGACTAACCCTTCAATGCCTGCCACTTCAAGGAGCTTCAAAATGAGCAAGACCGAAACCCAAGTTGAAACCGTGACGATGACTGACGGCCGCGTGGTCGATTTCGCAGGCAAGCGCAAGCTGCTCAAGGAATCCAGCGTGAATGCCGATGGCAAAGTCCAAGTTCGTCTGGACTTCCGCAACGGCGAAACCCGTCTCTTCACCCTGCCCGACAACCTGCTGAACAAGTTCGCTGCCCACGGTGCCGAGCAGAAGCTGGGTGATGAGATTGCCGGCCTGACCGATACGGAAGACTGTGTCCTGGCTGTGGATGAGCTGATCGACCGTCTGTACAATGGCGAGTGGAGCATCAAACGCGAAGCCAACGGCATGGCCGGTACGAGCGTTCTGGTTCGCGCACTGGTCGAACACACCGGCAAGACCGTCGAGCAGATCAAGCAGTTCCTCAACGGCAAGTCGCAAGCCGAAAAGGTCGCCCTGCGCAACAACCCGAAGATCAAGCCGATCGTCGAGCGCATCGAGGCGGAGAAGGCTTCGAAGAAGGCCAACGTCGACACCGACGCGATGCTGGGCGAGCTGGAAGGCTAAGCAGTACCCGGTCCCGGCTGGGCAACGCCGGACGTAACCAGTGCCGCGTCAGTGCCTGGACTAACCCCTGCAGGATTCTGAGCCCCTGCAGGGGTTTTTTACTTCCACGTCGCGGTAGGCAAGTGTTTTTGGTAAAGGTTTATTACTTGATTGACGCCGATGTTATTTCCGGGATATTATTGCGGTGTAATGCGTGGGCATTACATCAAGCCTGTACTTTCAGGCATCTTAACGAAAGGCTCAGATAACATGACACTAGACCAAAACTTCGACGATCTCGAAGAACTCGTAGCAGAAAGCACCCGAACAGTCACCGCCTCCACCGTCGAAGACCTTGATGACCTCGACGCCCTGCTGGAGGAATCCACAGCCCTTGCCAGCGCAAAGCGGGCGCAGAAACAGGGCCGCAAGCTCACCGCCGAGCAGATAGACATTCTCGACTCAAACAACCTTGCTGAACAGATGCAAGTCTGGGAGCCGGTCGAAGCTGTCGCGCACTTTATCCACACCACCTGCTCCTGCGGGCACGAGTTCCGGCGATTCAATGCTTGGTACAAGCTCCTCACACACCGCCGGCAGGAATCTTCCCGCCTTGTCCGTTGCGACGATCACGAAGGCCTGCCGTCGAGCCAGTACGTCACCCGCGAGGCAGTAGTCTACTGCAATGAATGCCTTGGAGCAGTTGGCCTGCCATTCGCCGACGCAAAAGACCTGTCGATACTCACCTCCCTCGGGGAAGT